TTTGCTCTTTTACTCGTGCAAGATCACAAAATTATAGAACACCGTTACTACGAAAGTTTACAAAAATGTCTTAAAGGAAAACGTTATGCTATGAAGGATAAAAGTAGTAAAGATAGAGTAGTCTACAAATGTATAAAATCTAAAGCAAACATAGAAATCTACATGGGAGAAAAGAAAATTACTTCTTTAATACTAGAATGATTAAACTACTTAAAAAATTATTAGGATTTGATATACTTGAAAAACGTATTAGAATTTTAGAAAGAAAAAATTATTGGAGGGAAAAATATAAAAATGGCTTATCTGAACGCAAACATACCTCCCATATATTGTAAAGTTAGGAAAGAATATCTCTATGACATGGATGAAAAATTTGCAAAACAAAGTAGTGACTGTGTTATCTTTGGTCTTACTTCCATTTCAGGTCGTGCTTTATTATTTAACATTATGTTGCCAAATGGTGCTTGCTATTGGAGGTTACCTATTTCAGCTTTTTTTCAAAAAGAATATGAAAGATATCAAGTTCCAGATATGCAAGTTCAAGAACTTGAATTATGGAATTGTTTTAGCTATTGGCCTAGTGTTCATTGTTTTGATTGGTTAGATGGTTTAAACGGAAAATATTTAGGAATTGACAAAAAATTTTATCATGGCAAATATTTATTCACAATTGATTGGGCACACCCAGATACTAACATCTTGGATACAGAACATTCTGAAATACCTCAAGAACATAAGTGTGCACACATATTGGCTCTTGATAACGGTAATTTTGCAGGTCAGCCTAATAATCGTCTTTTGTGGCACGTTAATAGTTATACTACTGATAACAGCTGGCCAGACTATAAAGTTCAAACTACATACTGGGATGCAGAAGATACAAAAATGGTAACAGAGGACTCAAATAACATGTTTTATCAAATGGAGGAAAAAAATGAATCTGACACGTAATTTTACTCTCTCAGAGTTAATTAAATCGGATACTGCTATACGTAAGGGCATCAATAACAATCCTAACGCAGAGCAAATAGAAAAATTAAAAGCGTTGTGTGAAAATATTCTCCAGCCAATACGTGACCATTTTGGCAGAGTTAAGATCACTAGCGGTTTTCGTAGCGTAGAATTGTGCGAGGCTATTGGTAGTTCTGCTAGATCGCAGCATGCCAAGGCTGAGGCCGCAGACTTCGAATGTATTGGTGTAGATAACGCTGAATTAGCTGATTGGATACATCAAAATCTTCCATATGATCAGCTTATATGCGAGTTTTACACTCCAGGAGAACCCAATAGCGGGTGGATTCACTGCAGCTATGTCTCTGATCAACCAAGAGCATCATATTTATGGGCATACAAAAGTGAAGGAAAAACAAAATATAAACCAATTATTGGTAAAGCAAAAGACCTTATCTAATCCTATTGCTAAAAATCTAAGGTCTAGAACTTATAAACCAAAAGTGATACAATCAAAGAAGTTGTACAACCGCAAAAAGGAGAAACATGGCTATCAAACATAGAATTAAATTTAAAGCAGCAATGGGTAGAGCAGCATTTAGCGAAACTACATCCAAAGCACCAGGTACAAAAATGAAAGAAGAACCTTATAATGGTTCTTACATGCATTCAGAAATAGCAGGAAAAAAAGTTTCTAATCCAAGTTTAGTAAAATATTATGGACCTATGTTGAAAGGATTTAAAAAATAATGGCAACATCTGGGACTACTGCATTTGATTTAAACATTGATGAGATTATCGATGAGGGATATGAGCGATGTGGTTTGTCAACTAATGCCGGATATGATTTAAGATCTGCTAGAAGAAGTTTAAATCTTTTATTTGCAGAATGGGGTAACAGAGGAATTCATCTTTGGAAAGTTAATTTAAATACAATTGCTTTAGTGTCAGGACAGGCAGAATATTCTACAGCTGCAAATGTAAATGATGTGCTAGAAGCATTTGTTTCAACTTCTGCTAATAACACTGGCGACAGAACTGATGTATCTTTAACAAAAATAGATAGATCTGCCTATGCAGCTTTACCTAATAAAGGGGCTACAGGTCAACCTTCACAATATTATGTCAAAAGAGAAACTTTACCAAAAATATTTTTGTACATTACACCTGATTTAAATACTTACACACATTTAAAATATTATTCTATTAACAGAATTGAAGATGCTGGAGCTTATACAAATCAAGCAGATGTGGCTTATAGATTTTTACCTTGTATGTGTGCAGGACTTGCTTATTATTTATCTATGAAAAAAGCACCACAATTAGTTCAACAAAATAAATTAGTGTATGAAGACGAATTAAAAAGAGCTCTAGACGAGGATGGTCAAAGAGCTTCAACGTTTATTGCACCGCAAACATTTTATCCAACGGTAAGTTAATATGGCTAAATTTGCAACAGGTAGTAGATCACAAGCAATATCAGATAGATCTGGTCAAGCTTTTCCATATAATGAGATGGTAAGAGAATGGAACGGATCTTTAGTTCACATATCTGAGTTTGAACCTAAACATCCACAGATACAAAGAAGATATAATACAGCAGATGCAATAGCTTTACAAAATACTAGACCACAAAGATTTCAACAACCACAAACAATGAAATCATTAAATCCTACATTTGCACCTAACGATAATACAATAGTTGATTCTGGTGGTGCGACTGTGACAGTGGTTAATGTTTCATTACCAGGTAATTTTGATTTTCAGGTCAATAGATCTTTATTTACTGGTAATGGTATAACTACAACTGTCGCCTCAATGGTGCCACAAAATCCATCTGAGCAAAATAGAGAAAGACAATTAGATATTTCACTTGGGAGTGTAACAATAACAACATAATGGCTATTACTTATTCAAATTTTTTAACTCAAATTAGAAGCTACGCTGAGGTAGATAGTAACGTACTATCTGATACTTTGCTTGATCAATTTATTAGAAACACAGAATTAGATATTGCGGGTAAAGTGGATTATGATGATACCAGAAAATATTCTACTTCTAATTTTAATACTAATAAAAGATTTTTGGTGATGCCATCTGATTTTTTAGTTATTAGATCTCTACAAGTCTTTGCTTCATCTGATTTATCCTCTGCAAGAACATATATGGAAAAAAGAGATACAAGTTTTATATCAGAATTTAATGGTTCTGGAGCTACAGGACAACCAAGATTCTATGCTAATTGGGATGAAAATAATATTGTTGTTGCACCCATACCTGATCAGGCTTACGCTGTGCAATTAAATTATATTATTACACCTCCACATTTTACTAGCACGAATAATACATTCTTGGCACAATACCAAGAGGCCATGCTTTTACATGGTGTTTTGGTAGAAGCTTTTGGTTATCTCAAAGGCCCCATGGATATGTACAAACTATATAAAGAGAGGTATAATGAAGGCTTACAATCTTTTGCGGCACAACAAATGGGTAGACGTAGAAGAGCGGAATACGATGATGGAGTTATTAGACAGAAAATAGCATCTCCATCACCGAATACAATATTATAAGGAGAAAAATTATGGCAATAGCACAAGCAGTAGCAAATTCTTTTAAGAAAGAAATCTTAGAAGGTATACATGATCTAGAATCAGGAGGTGATGTATTTAAATTAGCACTTTACACAAGTGCAGCGAACTTATCAGCAGCAACAACATCTTTTACTACAGGAAGTGAAGTAGCAAACACAGGTCAATACACTTCAGGCGGAGGAGTATTAACTGGACAATCTACTTCCTTAGACACTGGAGTGGCAATTGTTGATTTCGCAGAATTATCATTCACTGGAGTAACACTTACAGCAAGAGGTGCATTAATTTATAATACATCTGAATCAAATAAAGCTGTAGCTGTCCTTGATTTTGGTGGAGACAAAACTGCAACAGCGGGAACTTTTACAATTCAGTTTCCAACGTTTAATTCAACAAACGCAATATTAAGAATTAGTTAAGGAGGTTGTATGGCTCTTGTCTTAAATGATAGAGTTAAAGAAACAAGCACCTCTACTGGAACTGGAACGATTAATTTAGCAGGTGCCGCACAAGATTTTATTGGGTTCGTAGCAGGAATTGGTACGACTAATAAAACTTATTATTGCATTCAAAATACTGGTCAAGATGAATTTGAAGTTGGTATTGGCGTAGTTACAGATGCAAGTCCTGACACTTTATCAAGAGACACAGTTATATCATCTACTAATTCAAATAACCTTGTTGATTTTTCAGCTGGAACTAAAGAAGTGTTTTGTACAATTCCACATACAAAAACTATTTCACCTGGCATGGATGCAACAAAATATGTTGTTACACATAATTCAACTTTATCTGAAGATCAAACTTTAGATTCTGGAGTGCTTGCAGGACCAGTTACAATCACTGGTACACAAACAATAACAGGAACATTGGTAATAGTTTAATGAGTAAAATACAAGTAAATACAATTGAACCACAATGCGGAACTAATTTAACATTAGGTGCAAATAACGACACAGTTAGTTTAGGCACTGGTGCAGGATTTACTGGTGGTATTGATGCTGTAAAGTGGGAAACAACTCCTCAAACAGGTAATTTTCAAGCTACAGCTGGAAGAGGTTACTTTATGAATACTACTAGTGGAGGACTACAACTCACTACACCTGCATCACCAAGTGCAGGAGATATTTTTGCTATAGCAGATTATGCAAGAACTTTTGCTGATAATAATTTAACGATAGTACCACACGCTAGTGCTAAAATTGGAGGAAAAGCTGCAAATGCAGTATTAGATGTAAGTGGTCAAGCTGCAACATTTGTTTATATTGATGCAACACAAGGTTGGATTAACGTACAGAACGCAGAAAATACTGAAACAGGAGCAGCATTTGTAGCAGCAACAGGAGGAACAATTACTTGTTCAGGAAATTTTAAAATTCATACTTTCACAGGACCAGGGACTTTTACTGTCACTTGTGCTGGTAATACTGGAGGATCAAATACTGTAGATTATTTAGTTGTTGCTGGTGGTGGATCAGGTGGAGCTGCCAATGGCGGTGGCGGTGGAGGTGGAGCCGGAGGATTAAGATACTCAGCCTCTACTTATTGTACACCTGCACCTGCACCTAGTGCAGGCAGTGTAGTTCCTGTAACAGCAACAGCTTTTCCTATCACAGTAGGTGCAGGAGGCACAGCTGCTGTCGTACCCGGACCAGGCACATGTAATGAATATCAAAGAGGTAATGCAGGTTCAGTTTCAACATTTTCTACTATCACATCAGCAGGTGGTGGCGGTGGTGGAGGTGGTTTTTGTAACTCAAATGGTCCAGGTAATTCAGGAGGATCTGGCGGTGGTGGTGGAAAAGGTGGTCCAGGACAACCTACTGAATCAGTAGGAGGGAGTGGTAATACTCCTAGTGTAAACCCGCCACAAGGAAATGATGGTGGCACAGGTGGTGCTCCTTCTCCTAATCCAGCAGGTAATGCTAATACTGGTGGTGGAGGTGGTGGAGCAGGTGCAGTTGGTGGTAGTGCTGGTCCTGGAAGAGTTGGTGGTGATGGTGGAAATGGTTTAGTAATTTCAATAAATGGTTCTTGTACTGCTTATGCAGGTGGAGGTGGCGGACAATCTGAAGGTCAACCAGCACCAGCACAAGGATCAGGTGGATCAGGAGGTGGTGGAAGTTCAGCACAAACTGGTTCAAATGGTAATGCAGGTTCAGCAAATACTGGAGGTGGTGGTGGAGGTATAGATTCAAATCCAAATCCTGTCAGTAGTGGTGCAGGTGGTTCAGGTATAGTAATAATAAGGTATAGATATCAATAATTATGAGTGAAGTAAAAGTAAATAAATTAACACCAAGAACAAATTGTGGAACGGTTACATTAGGAGATAGTGGAGATACATTTACAATTCCAAGTGGTGTAACAATAACAAACAATGGAACTGCAAATGGTTTTGGAGCAACAGGTGCTGTTAATTGGCAAACAACAGTTAAAACATCAGGTTTTACAGCAACAGCTGGTGAAGGGTATTTTATAGACACATCTAGTGGAGCGATATCTGTTAATCTACCTGCAGGAACTGCAGGAGCAGTTGTTGGATTTAAAGATTATGCAAATACTTTTGATACCGCTAGTTTAACACTTGTTCAAAATGGTTCAGATAAAATTGGTGGGTCAACAGATAATTCAATTTTAAGTCAAGAAGGACTTGCTGTAACATTAGTTTTTGTAGATGCAACAAAAGGTTGGTTAGTAACAGATTCAGGCTTACAATCAGAAGCTCCGGGACCGCAATTTGTAACAGCTACAGGTGGAACTATAACAACTGTTTGTACAAATTTTAAAGTTCACACTTTTACAGGTCCAGGAACATTTACTGTGACTTGTGCTGGTAATCCAACAGGGTCATCGACAGTAGATTATTTAGTAGTAGGAGGTGGATCTGCAGGAGGTTTTGATAGAGGCGGTGGTGGAGGAGCTGGTGGTTATAGAGAATCTCCAGGAACAGCTTCAGGTAGTTATGCAGCGTCTCCATTAGGAGCAGCCCCTGCAGTAGCTTTACCGGTATCAGCGCAAGGTTATCCAATAACTGTAGGTGCAGGTGGAGCTGTTTCTAATTCAGGGTGTACTTCTCTTTCCCCTGGAGGCCTTTCAACTTTTTCAACTATTACATCAGCAGGTGGTGGTGCTGCAGGAAATCCTGGAGGTTCAAATCAGGACGGATCACCTGGAGGTTCAGGTGGGGGATCTAGAGATGGAAATCATACTGGAGGAAATGGAAATTCACCTCCTACAAATCCACCACAAGGAAACCCTGGAGGTAGTAGTGCTAGTAATCACTCTGGCCCTGGAGGTGGCGGTGGTGGGGCTACGGCAGCTGGTCAAGATGGATCAGGTAATC